GTAGATCAGGAAGTAGATCAGGAAGATGAAGAGCCGGAGGAAACCCCAAAGGAAAAACCGAAGACAACGAGAAGGACCGTCAGGCGCACGAAGAAAACCGGAGAATAAAGTATGAATATCGGGAAGATGCGCCACAGGATAGCGATTAAAAAGCCTGTTATCGGCGAAGATGTAGGATTTGGCTCCGTTATCGAATGGAAAGATGTCGGATCCGTGTGGGCGGAATTCTTGAAACAACGTATTACCCCAAGCGCGATTATGGGAGATGGTACGGCGGTCTTGATAACGCAAGGGATAAGAATACGGCCGCGAGAAATCGAAAAAGGATGGCATGTTGAAGAAAACGGACGGACGTATAAGGTAATAGACGTAGATCGTTCGGATCCTGCTGTTTACGTATTAACAACAGAGGCGGTAGAAACATGAGCAGGCGCGGAATCGATATCAAGATGTTTTCAGGAGAGGTAGTCAAAAAAGCGGCTAACGACATCAAACGTTACGACAAAGAAACGCAAGGGAAAATCAGGAATGTCATTGCAAAAGGAACGATAGCAGTCATGAAAGCGGCTATTACCAAAGCGCCAATGGGGCCTACTGGAAGCCTGAAAGCAGGAATCCATTCCGAAATGGAACGAGAAAAGCCGCAGGGAACAGTGAAGAGCGACGCCCCGCATTCGCATCTCGTAGAATTCGGGACAGTTGAACGTATAGCATCCAACGATCCGCGCAAAGGCAAAAAAGCAATGCGAATAAATGATAAATTCGTAAGTGGAGTTATTCGCACAGGGAAGATGCCGAAACGTCCGTTTATGCGACCGGCAATGATGCAGGAACGGGGCAAGATTGAAAACGAAATGGAGAAAGTATTTCAATGAGACTTATCAGAGACGTACCGTCAACCGTTCTCAGGATGGCGGTTTTTAAATTGCTAAAAGAAGGTCAAACGATACCGATTCACGGCTCAGTTCCCAAAGGAGCAAAACTCCCGTATATCACCTTAGGTGCAGCTACGTTCAAACCGTTATCAAATAAAGATCTGATTATCTGGGACGCATCCTTGAATGTAGAAGTATGGGCAGGGGAGGATGGAAAAAAGCAAGTCAATGAAACGCTAAACGATATATGTGCATTGATATCTGCCTACGGATGCGATATGGAGCTGCCTCAATATCGGATTAATAGTACACAAATTGATTTGGTAGAGGATTTTCCGGAAGTATCCACGGGCTATCACGGCACAGTAACAATATTATTTACTATTCAGAATTTTAACAAGAAAGAGGTATAAAAATGGCTAAATTATCAGCAGAAGAACTTAAAAAACTCCCAGTATATGAGGGGACGTCTATGGCTACGGCGGGAAAAGATACCTTGCTGTATATAGATAAGGCAACAACCACAGGGAAAAAGCCGACATGGGTACTCGTCGGAGGACAGAGAAACTCCCCTGTGGAATACAAAGCAGATTCTATTGATGGATCTCACAAGACTTCCGGCGGATGGGGAGAGACGCTCGCGGGTCCAAAGTCTTGGAGCATCAGCTATACAGGCTTGTTAGTCATGGATGATGCGGCACTGTCAATTATGGAGTATGCATTCCACCACGACATCCCGATTCATGTAAAAATCGCATATCCGGATAAGACCTGCCAGACCGGATGGGTTACTATTTCCGATTTCACAAAAGACGTATCTCATGACGGGGTAGCTACCGTTGCTGCTACGTTAAACGGAAAGGGACCGATTTCTGAAATTGCCGCAGACGATGTTACCGGAGGCTAATTATGCGTAAACCGATAGAAATCAAAATTGGAGAGTCAAGGTATCAGTTGCTGTATACGGTAAGAAGCCTTGAGAGGTTTGAGCAGTATCTCGGAACGTCTCTCTTTTCAGTTATAAGTTCCGTGCTTGTTAACGGCGCGGTCGGAATGGTACAGAGTGCAACAATACACTTTATCATTTCCGGCTTGCGAGCCGGACTTTTAAACCAGCCGAAGAATTTTGATGCTTATGATTTCGTGGATATGTACTGTGAAAACGGCGGAAACATCGGAGAACTCGCAAAATACATTGTAGATGCGGTGGTTGAATCCGGACTTTTTACACAGGGGACGCCGAAAAAAGAGGCGCCGATGAAAAAGAAGAATCACCGATAAAGACATTTGAAGACTGGATGCGGTATGCAGAACCGATAGCATACCGCATCGGTTTCAAACCGCCTGAATTTCCGCGGTTAACGCCGCTTGAATTCTATAGATATCTGGAGGCGAGCGACGAACGTCGACGCTTGCAGGATTACCGCGTGGCGTACTTCATTTCATGGCTAATGTCCCCGCAGCTGAAAAAACCGATAGAACCGCATGAGATTGCGGACCCGTTATGGATTACGGAAGAAGATAAAGTGAAAAATGCAAAAAAAGAAATGGAATATTTGAAAAAAGTATTCAATTTGGAGGGAGGTGCATAAATGTCTACAATTTCTGATTTACAGCTTAAAATTGGCGCAGACTCGTCCGGGCTGCAAAAAGAATTAAACAAAGTACCAGGGGCTGTCAAGACAGCATTTAAGGTGAATCCGGTAAAAGACATGCAGTCCGCGTTGGAAGGAACCACGGGAAGTCTTGAAACGCTAATCGGTAAATTTGGCGGAATGGCGGCGTTGGCTGCATCGGGATTCGGACTGACGAATCTGATAAAAGGAGCCGTTGAGGCGGGAAACAGAACATACGAACTCGCACAAAGGCTACAGATAACTAACGCTGAAGCTGCTAAATTCTCAAGAATACTCAAGCTAACCGGCGGTGACAGCGAACTTGCAGGGAAAGCATTTATGCGTCTCGACTCAACAATCAAAGGCAGTGGAGAGGCGGCCGAAAAGACAAGAGCCGTCTTAAGTGCCGTAGGTGTTACTCTGACAGACCAGAATGGTAAACTGTTGCCTCTTAACGATCAGCTCGCACAATTGGCGGCAGGTTATCAAAAAGCGTCACAAGCGGGATATGCTCAGGAATTTATCATGAATACACTGGGCGCTCGCGGCCTGACGCTTGTTAAAACACTGCAAAATTACAATGAGGCATCGGAAAATGCGGCAAAGATAAAAGGATTAGGGCTTGACGCAAAGCAGATGCATGAAATAAGCGTAGAGCTTGATGTAGTGCAGGCGCAGCTCGGACAGCTCGCTATTGCGGGCGGGGCTATACTTGCGCCGGTAGCGAAAGAAGTATTGCCGCCGATTTTAGAGGGATTGGCATCAACTGCTAAATATATAGCGGAAAATAAGGAAAATCTGCTGTCGCTGACGAAGACACTGGTAGCTTTTACAGTGGCGTATAAGACACTGCAGGCATTGCAAAAAGCAAGATCAGCGATGGGGTCGCTTGCGTCGATTGGAACTGGAGACGTTTCAGAAGATGCGCTAACAGTACAGCAAGAGAAAAGCATTGCACGCCGGATAAAAAACATAGAAAAAGCGGCAATGGCAGAAGAAAAAGCATATTTGAAGACTCTTAGTACAGCGCAGATGACAGACGCTGAAAAAGAGGCAAGCTACTCAAAATACTGTGTTATGCGAGAAGCTAAAGCGGCTGAAACCGCAAGAGTAGAAGCAGCACGCATGACAGCCGCGTATCAGGAAATCAATATGCAGGCCCGGCAGTCGGCAGCAGTGCAGGCGAGCGCGGCAAATACAGCAGCCGGTGCACATAAAGCCGCAGCAGGGAAGATGGTTGCGGCTAATACGGCGGCCAGTGCGTCGAGCAATATGTTGGCGGCGGAACAGACCGCGGTTACCGTTGCTACACAACAGACCGGAAAAGCCGCTGTGGATACCGGTATCAGAATGAGCACAGCAGCGAGAGGGTCACTCGGTCCGTTGCGTCAGGCGGCAAGTGCGGTATGGGCACTGGCCGGAGGATGGCTGGGTGTGGCTGCTGCTATTGTAGCCGCAACGTATAAGCTGTATGAATTTCATCAGGAAGAGAAGAGAGAGGCAGAAAACGCACAGTATGTCAATGTAAACGGTAAGGATTACTACTACAGCGAAAAAGACAACACGATGATCCGTGTAAAAGAAAATGGGACACGGATGAATGTTTATAGTCAAAAGGAAAATGATGAAGCCAAAGCGGCATGGGATAGGAAGTATGCTGCTGCTAACGAGAATTCTAAAAAACTACACGAAAAATATGGTGACGGAACAAGCATAGACAACGGAGCTATAAATTCACAAATTGAGGCTTTAAAGGCTGCTTTTGAATCGGGAACATCTGCGACAAAAGATAATACAAAAGCGATTAAGGAAGCCAAAACGTATCAAGTAGAAGCGCCAATCGGTCAGGAAGTTGTAAACATAGCATCGAGACATCCCGAGGGAGAACAATGGATGTCGCCGCTTGTCGAAGATGCCCGTGTGCAATGCGCCGCTTTTGTCTCTGCACTATATCAAGAGGCAGGCATACAAGGGTTGAACTCAATTAACGGGAATCAGCTTGTAAATCAGTTCGGTACGGCTTATCACACCGCCGGAACAGGATACGTGCCACAGGAAGGCGACATGATAGATTGGAAAGACCATGTCGGAATTTATGCCGGAAACGGTGAATATATAGCAAGAAACTCGACCGGTGGGGTGCATCGCGGCAGCATGTCGGAAGCAAATCAATGGTTCGGTAATCCGCTTGGTTACGGGTCAATAGGTGAGTACACCGGAGGTAAAACAGTAACGCTTACAACTGATGAAATCGGTAAAAAAGCCAACGAGGCGTTGAAACGGTTAAATCAGGCGAAAGAAGAGGCAATTCGGCTGTTTTCAACGATGCAGGAATCTATAGACAGCGAAACCGAAGGTGCCTACATGTCCGGTATGAACAAACTGGCGGAAGACATCAGACAGAAGCAGGAAGAGATTAACAAGTTATCTAATGCCGGTATTCCGAAAGACGCGGTAGAACAACTGCAAAAACAGCTCAGTACATACGGAACGGTCATGAAACAGAAGCTGACCGAAACGTGGACAGAAAGCTGGAACAAAATCAAGACCGAAACGAAGCAAATAGGTGCAGAGCTCACCGGGGACTTTAAGGCACTTGCCGATGCTGAATATGAAGCTACAGTTAATGCGCTCAACAAAGAGAGAACGGAACGCCTAAAAGAAGTTTCTAAAAACAAAGAAGACAAGGAAGCGATGGTAGCTGTCGAAGAATGGTATACTGCTAAGACCACCGAAGCCGCAAAGAAACGTACAGATGCATATAGAGAGTCGTTTGAAAAACAGGCAAAATACGCAATAGATAACCATCGTTCAGATCTGCTTAGGGCATTAACGAGCAGCCGAGACGGACAAGATTATATGAATTGGAAGGGGCAGACAGAAGCCCTCGAAACGTATCTGAGCATCTGGAAGACCGGGCATGAGTCAATGCAGTCGAAGATTGCAGAACTTGCGGAGAGCTCAACTGATAAATTCCAGGAATTTTTCCAAAGCATTTTGACAGGATCTGAAACACTCGGAGATTCGCTGTACAATCTCATAACAGGAATTGGAGAGACAATACTACAGCAGATTACGCAACAATGGGCGGGGCGGTTGACAGAATCTATATTCGGCGGCAGCCTGCTCGGCGGAAATAATAATGACAGTAACGGCGGAACATACGACAATGGTATGAATACGATGTTTGACGCGTTCAAAAACAACCTAAGCGCGTCTAATGTAGCGTTAGGGCTTTTCTCCGGCAGCACACAAAAAGGCGGAATGGTCATGGGTGCATACAACGTCATCCAAAATGCCATTAATACGGGCACAAAGCCGACAGAAGTCGGGGCAACAGTTACTGCTACAGGTGCTTTAGCAGCATTTACTACAGCAGTCGGTGCGGCTACTGTAGCACTGCAGCTTATGTCTGCAAAATCGGGGTTTGGGTTCGGCATGTTTGGATTTGCGACCGGCGGACCTATCAGCGGTCCGGGGACGGCTACATCAGACAGTATTCCAGCTTGGTTGTCTAATGGTGAGTACGTTCTCAATGCTGACGCTGTCCGAAAAGTAGGATTACCACTGCTTAATGCAATCAACTCGGGACGTATACCGCGTTTTGCAAAAGGCGGGGCGGTAAAGACCGCAGACATCCGGAATATAGAGTCAACAACGATCACGAAAGGCGGAAACAGATCAGTACATTTAGACATCAATACTCTTGATGCCGCATCGTTTGCTGATTTCTTGCGTAACGGCGCCGTAGACGAAATTCGGAAAGCATTTTTTGAAGAAGATTTGAATTTTGCAGGAAGTAGCGGGGTGTTCTGATGACACTTAGGAAATTCCCGGAAGATCTTAACGGATTAGCTTGGGAAAGTATAAAATCAATGGAATGGAATACAAAAGTACAAAAATCGGGAAGCGGTAAAGTACGTACGCTTACAACACAGCTATTGCCGAACTGGACGATAGAAACGAAATTCCAGATATTGACTGATGAACAATATAGAAAGCTGCTGGGATTTGTAGCGCTGTTAAAAGGCGCGCATATCCCTTTTTTGTGGCTTGATCCGGAAGACTATGAAGAAAAAGGAATACAGCTACCGCTGATCACAAACGGAGCATATCAAGCCGTTATGAAAATGGGCGACTATGTAGAACCTGTCGAGTATATCGAAAAAGTGACGGTATACGTAGACGGCGTGAAACAAGCAAGCAGCGCATATACAGTTACCGGCGGGGCAGTGAAATTCAAAACTGCCCCGGCAAGTACGGCAAAAGTTACGGCGGACTATACATACTACTGGAAAGTCATGTTTGCAGACGACGGAATAGATATCGAGCGGCAGTATCTTAACATCAACAAGTCTAAAACATTTAAGCTGGAGGTAGTCCGATGAAAACAGTGAATAAATCTCTGGAGACCTATCTTGAGACAGAAAAGAAGATTACTTCTTGCGATCTATACGAGCTTGTCTTAGATAACGGTAACAGGTACTACTACGCTGATACCGATATAGATATATCGTTTAACGGACACACATACTTACATAACGCATTGTTGATTAAACGACAGCAAGTTAAGATTCATGATCGTGTGGTAGTTGATACAATGACCGTCACTGTGCAGGCGGATATTAACGACAAACTGGAAGGACTGCCGTTCTTACAAGCGGCGCACAATGGGGTACTTGACAGAGCTAAACTGTATCTTCGCCGCTGCTTCTTTCGCGATCAGTCGGTTGTGGGTGCGATTGACCTGTTCGGCGGGAATGTAGAAGTTAAATCGGCAGGCGGCATCAAAATTGAACTGTCCATCAAAGCTGAAACACAGGGTTTGAATATGGAATTTCCTGTTCGCAGGTATTATCCGCAGGGGAGTTACACGACGAATGAAGATGGCGTTATTTACAGCAAAGAAACCGACGCCGCGACGCTGATTGCGCCATTTGTACCGAGAAGAGAGGTACTCATATGACAGACGGCGAAAAAATAGCGAAAGCTGCTGCAGCATGGCTGGGCACGCCGCACATTAACGGCGCTAAAGTAAAAGGCCGCGGAGTAGACTGTGGCATGCTCCTGATTGGCTGCGCAGAAGATGCGGGACTGCTGAAAAAAGACAGTATACAAATTGATCCGTATTCTAATGAATGGCACTTGCATCATAGCGAAGAATGGTTCTTGAGTTATGTGCGGAAGTATTGCGATGAAGTAGAGACAATGCAGCCCGGGGATTTCCTGCTGTATCAATTCGGACGGTGCATTTCGCATGGTGCAGTCTATGTCGGCAAAGGACGGGTTATTCACGCTTACATCGACCGCGGCGTGGTCATGACAGACCTTTCCGACGTAATGTTTTTCGACGCAAAAGGCAGGAGCCGCCTGCGTGGAATTTACCGATTTAACAAAAAGAAGGTGAGACGATGAGCTTTTTTCGCGGACGTACGACAACGACAAGAGCAAATAAAATAAGTGAATTTACAGTCAACACCGCGGAATACGGAGCCGTCGTACCGGAAATCATCGGTACAGTGCGAACTGCGGGAAACGTGCTCTACTATGACGATTTCACCGCTCACGAACACCGCGAAACGCACAAAGCCGGGAAGGGCGGAAAATCTAAGCAAGTCAGCATAACCTACACCTACACGGTAGCGGTCATTTTAGGACTTTGCGAAGGGCCAATTGCGGGAATTGGTAAAGTATGGGTCGGTAAGAATGTACACAATTACCCAGCAGATGACATTCAGCTAACGTTATTTGATGGGAAAGAAAATCAGCAGCCCTGGGCATACACGCAAGGCAAGCACCCGGACAAGGCACTTCCGTACCCGGGGTTGGCATACATGGCGGGCGTTATCGATTTGGGCGATTCTGGCTCGATGCCGTCGTATAACTTTGAAGTCAAAGGCAGGCTATTAGAGACTGGAGACGGCGTTGATGTCAATCCTGCCGACTACATCAGATACGTACTTGATAAAATCGGTAAAAAAGACATGCAGATCATCGGGCTGGACAACTATCGGAAGTACTGCAAAGAAGCCGACTTGCTTATTTCCTCTCCGCCGGACGAAGACGCAAAAGCCGCCCGGGAAGTTGTAAATGAAATTGCAAAACTGACCAATGCTTATGTGTTTTGGTCAAATGACAAGCTAAAAATTGTACCACTGGCCGATAGACCAGTCGGCAGCTGGGTACCGGATAAAACGGGCATTACAGACCTGACAGCGGATGATTTCCTGCCGCAGTCAGGCGGAGCTCTTGTAACGTATAAAAGAAAAGACAGCTCCGCAATATATAATCAATTCCCGGTAGAATTTATTAACCGCGCAAACGGCTACGAAAAAGAATCCGTTAGCTACGAATTTACCGAAGACATCAAGAACTACGGCGTAAGAGCCGCCAGCGTAACGAATGCTCACTACATTTACACAAAAGAACGGGCAGTTAAAATCGCTGAACAATTAGCAAGAAATAACAAATACGAGAGAACGCAGTATACGTTCAAACTTGACTGGAGCCTGTGCCGTCTGGAAGTCGGCGATTTAGTACGGCTGACTGATGAAAATTCGGGAATCTACGAACAAGTCGCGGTCATTAATGGCATTACCGAAGGTACCGATGGATGCTTGACCGTAACCGCGATATCAAGAGCGCCGGGGGACTATCCTGCGGCAAAGTACAACGTGCATGCAAACGACAGACCGTACATCGATTACAACAAAACCGCTCCAGATACTGTGCCGGTTATTTTCCAGCCGCCTGCAGATCTCACATCAGACGGACTGGAGCTGTGGATCGCTGCAAAAGGTAAAGAAGATGGCTGGGGCGGCTGTACTGTATACGTCTCTGACGACAACACAAACTATCGAACAGTCGGGCAAATTGCAGGCTCCGCGCGGTGCGGTAAATTAACACAGCCGCTGTCGCCGATGCCGAATCATCCATCGGGTAATCAAGTATTTGTAACGTGCAACGATCAGTTGCTTAGCGGTACGCCTCAGGACGCAGAACGCAAGAATACGTTATGCTGGATTGACGGTGAGTGCATGAGCTACATTAACGCTAATCTGCAATCGAGCGGCGCATGGCTGCTATCAGGATTGTACCGCGGACAGTGCAATACAACGATAAGAATGCATGCTAAAGGTACAGATTTTGTCCGGCTGGATAATTCTGTTTTTAAAGTACCGTTCACGAAAGACGACATCGGCAAGAAGATCTACCTCAAATTCTGCTCATATAACATTTTTGGCGCGGGCAATCAGGATCTATCCGAAGTTAAAGCTTATGAGTATACATTAGCTCCGTACTACATCCCGCCAGTTACGAATTTAACCGCATACAACCGATACAGACAGCTCGCGGATGGTGTATCCCGTTATGATATCGTCGTAAACTGGACGCCGCCGGAATTGCAATCTTATCTGCAGGGTGACGTCTGGTATAAGACCAGCAACGCACAGGCAAAAGATCTCGTTATTAAAGAGGGCACGAAAGGCTCTGAACTCGGTTTTGACGGGGAGTGGACGTTTGGCGGCAGCGGAAAAGATCAGGTCGTCATCCCACAGGCTATCGTCGGTGACATCTATTTGATCGCTGTTTGTACAAAAGACGAATGGGGCGAAAGTACAAGCCCGGATACGTCTCCGCAGATGAAAATTCTTGTTGCGCTTAAGACGGAAATCCCGAACACGCCCGACGGCTTCGGAATAGACTTTGGAGCGGCTTGCACGGCAAGCTGGAAAGAGGTCACAAATACTGACGTCGCTTTTTACGAGATCCGAACAGATGAGAACGCAGGTGCTGAAACGGCGGGACTGTTAGCA